AGACGTCACCGGTGCCGATGATCCCGAGCGTCAGCGCTGGTTGGGAGGAAGGCACAGACCTTGACCGTAGCCAATCGAAGATCCTGCACCCAGACTTTCTGGTGACACATGGCAAGGGCCCGGGGAGATCGGAAGTCCCCGGGCCCTCTGAAGCAGCTGATGCCGTCCACATGCCCACGCCCTGGGCACCATCTAGTGTCGCCGGGTGAGCTAACTAGGTCAAGCGGTTGTGGGTCACCGGGCCCGCACCCGGCTCGCCACCTCGAGCCGGTGACGGTCCTTGGCCGCCTGCAGGAAGGCCGTCACCTCGTGTGTCAGCTGGGCCACACCGGTCGCCCCCAGGGCCACGAGAGCGGTCACCCGCCAGTCGTGGCCCCAGTAGGCGCCGATGGACGCCCCGGCGGCTAGGAGCGCTCCGAGGAGGCCCTTCGCACGCCGAGGCACGGGCGGCACCCACGTCAGCACCAGGTCGAGGACCCGAGCAGCGCCGATGCCGGCCGAGACCAGCACGAGCCAGGGGCTCACACCGTGCGGTCGAAGACCGAGTTTCGGAACTCGGAGCTCGTTGAGGCTCCGGTGACTCGCGCCGTGTGGAGGGCCGCCGCCTTGGTGTGACGGACGCGCTTGTCGACCCACACGTAGACGTTCACCACCACGAAGCCGACCACCGAGACGGCGTCGATCGTGGCCTGGGTGACCGCCGGAACATGGAACCCGACGTGGAGGTTCGTGAGGATGAAGCTGAGGGCCAGCAGGCCCGAGCTCACGTACTGCTCGAGCTTGACCGTGAGCGGCTGCTGGAGCAGTACCGCAACGGGGTCAGGCGGCAGGGTGAACGTCGTCGTCGGTTCCGGCGTCGTCGTCGCTGCAGGGGAGGACGAGGGTGTGGGGATCGTCATTGGTAGGTGGCTCCTTTGGGAGGTAGGGGTCCGGTTCGCCCTTGAGGGCGGCGTTCTCCTTGCGGAGACTGGTGACCAGCGGGTCCATGTGCTGGAGGTGAGCGTGCGCCTTGGCGAGTTCGAGCTCGAGTTCGTTGATGCGCTCGAGCAGAAGAGGCACGAGGAACTCAGCCGGAACGTCAGGCAGCTGCGGCACTGGAACCCTTCAGGGTGTCGATCTCGGCCCGGAGGTGGTGGATGGCGTCGATGGCGTAGGCGAGCATCGGGCGCACGGCGTACTGGATCGGCTTGCCGTCGGCGTCGCGCACGACAACATCGGGCGCTACCTGCTCGAGCTCCTCGGCGATGAATCCGACTTCTTCGGGGCCCTGTTCGGCCATGCCCTCGGCCTTGGAGCTCTCGTCGGTCGGGTCGTGGTCGGCGTTGGAGACCACAGCGCCCTTGTAGCGGAAGTGCCGGGGCTGCATGTTCCACAGCGGGTTGGTCTCGCCCGACAGGTTCTTCTCGGAGAGGGTGACGATGTTCTCCTTGAGGGCGGCCGTGGACGCCGGCACACCGACCTGCTGGCTGGCGGGGACGATCACCATCTCAAGACCTCCCGCCAGCTGCGGGATGCCGTTTGGGATGCGGAGGTTGGTCTGCCCGTTGCCTCCGTCGGCCTGGTAGTTGATGGCCGTGGTGATGTTGCCGTTGACCAGGGTGTCGAGGTAGCCGGTCGTCTGCAGGGCGATGATGTTCCCGTTGTTCGATCGAAGGTCCCCGCCGATGATGGCGCCCGTCCCGTTGAACGAGACGCTGGTGGAGGAACTGTTGATCTGACCGGCCGACGTAAAGCCGTTGTTCAGCATGTTGTTGACCTGGTTCTGGACCGACGCGATGTTGTTCGTGTTGGTCGAGACCTGGCCGTTGGTGCTGGCGAGCCCGTTCTGCAGGGTCGTGATGTTGTTCTGGGCCGTCGTGATGTTGCTGGTGTTGGTCGACAGCTGGGAGTTCATCGTGGTCAGCTGGGCTTGCTGAGCAGCGAAGTTGTCGTTGACCTGGTCACCCCACTGAGGGTTCAGCGTCAGTCCGTTCGAGGGACGCTGGATCGTGTCGAGGTTGACGTAGGTGGGCATCTGGTGACTCCTTCTCGGTCTTCAGGGTACTCGGGCTGCTATGGACGGTCTGGCGCTAAGAGCCCCAGGTGTTGGTGCCCCAGGTGCTGTAGCCCCACCCGGTCTCGCTGCCGATGATCGCCGACGAGATCGCCAACACACTGTGCGCCGAAGCGATCGGCACGGTCTCAGGGACCTGGCCTTCCGCCACGGAGAGCGAGGCGAACGAGGCTCCGGTGTAGGCGGCGCTCGAGGTCGGTGTGCCGAAGCCCGTGACGTAGAGGTACGCCGAAGAGCTCTCGGCCTGCGACGTGGATACGATCTGGCTCGTCTGGATGCCGGCGCTCAGCGAGAGGTGCGCACCTCCGGTAGCCGACGTCGTGCCGCTGGAGACCTGCCCAGGCTGGGCCAAGGCCGCCACGGTGAGACGAGCGACGGTGGCCTGGGTGTTCGCCGTCGTGATCTGGTACGCCGCCGACGAGTTGCCGGCGATGTAGAGCGAGGCCTGACCAGCGACGGTGCCGCGGCTCGTCCCACCCCAGGGGTCCTGGCCCCAGATGGCGCCGTTCCAAGTGCCGAAGAAGGTGGCTTGGACGGCCGGCCCAGCGGTAGGCGGCGGGGGCGCAGGAGAGGTCTGACTGCCTGGCCCAACGATGATGCCGCCGGCCGACGAGCCCGGCCCGCCGCTGCCCGGCACGGACCCCGAGCCCGGGTTGCTCGTGGAAGAGCCTCCGCTCGACGTCGGAGGGGGAGGAGGAGCCTGCACCGCCGAGGTAGCTCCCCAGGCCGCCGTGCCCCAACGCCCGACTCCCCAGGTCTCGGGGATGGCCTGAGTACCGACGGTCACGGTCGCTGCCAACTGGTCGCTGGCGATGGTGTAGGTGGCTCCCATGGGGACGAAGCCCGTGATCGAGAACGGGTCGACGTCGCCGAACTCGTTGGCCACCACACCATCGAGCACCGACTGCAGACGCTCGATCTTCGCCAGGCGGTTGGCGTAGTAGTAGCTGGGCCCGACGAAGTTGAAGGGGTCGTTCCAGAGGAAGTCGTTGCCTCGCGCCACGCCGGCCCAGGACGACCCGTCGAAGTACTCGCCCGGCGAATCGGCTGCCTCGAAGAGCGCACAGTCGAAGCCGTGGATCTCTCCGACGACCACTCCCGACCAGGTGATGGCCATGTAGCCGGCGACGGCGGTGGCTGGTGGAGTGACCGATGGGGTCTGGACCTGGGCCCAGTTCGAGGTCGAACTGCCGACCTGGAAGTCGTCTTGGCGCAGAACCACGCCCAGGTGATCGAGCCAGATGTAGGAGAGCCAGACCGTGCGCGCCGAACCAGAGACCGAGCGCACATACACCGACGCCGAGTACCGCTCCGTGGGGTCGACCGCCATCGGGGCGCTGTCGACGTACATCGAGCCCGCCGTGGTGCACGTCACCCGGCCCGACCAGTTGCCCGGGTTGGCCACGGGAGGAGAAGCGTGGTCGGTCTGGAACGCACTCAGCGTGGCGTAGGTGGCGGTCCAGTCCGTGGTCGCCCCGGTCTCGAAGCTCGGGTTGGCCACCAGGTTCGTGCGGTCGGGATGCACGTCGATCTGGATGTCACGAGGGTTCGTGTAGGGCGGGAGCCCGGACCCGATCTCGATCAGTGGCATTGCCGCCAGGAGCACCGACTCGTTGCTGCTGCCGAAGCTGCTGACGAAGTCGAGAGCCGACGGCGCGCTGACCACGATCTCCAGGGAGGCCCACACGGCGTTCACCGGGATGGAGACGTTCTCGAGGCTGAGGTTCGTCCACATCCGGTCATAGACGGGGATCGTCCCGCCCGTGGCGGTCGTGGTCATCGAGCCGGTCGCCGTGGTGGAGATCCCCAAATCGGCGCCGTATGCCCCCCAGAAGTGCACCTGGAGAGCCATCGACGGCGCCGGGTTGATGGCACCGGACCACACCCACACTGACGCTGCACAGGTCTGGCCCGACAGCACGGTCTCGATGACCCTCTCGGACGCCGTCACGGTGAAGGTCCACGCCCCGTGCGAGACCGGGGTGCCGCTGATCTCGCCGGTGTTGGCGTTCAGCTGCAGGCCCGGGGGGAGCGTTCCAGCGGTGACGTTCCAGGTGACCGGGCCGGCGGCGTTCTGCGTGTCGAGCAGGGAGTTGTAGGCCTGGCCGGCCACGGCGTTGGGCAGGCTCGTCTGAGCGATGGCGAACGAAGCGTGAGGCGGGTCAGGAGCCGGCGGGGGTGACGAGGGAGCGTCCCAGCCGTCGGTGCCCCAGATCGCCGATGACCAACCCTTCCGGTCGACCTCGAGCGTGAAGGAGGTCGAGGCCGACACCGTCTGCGTCGTGGTCCCGGCGCCGGTGTTGATCGCCGACGTGAGAGGGATGCCGTAGTGCAGCGGGTTCCCATCGAGCAGGGTCGTCAGCACCATGGGCTCGGCGGCCATGTCGGAGGTGCCCACTGGTGCGAACCACGCCTGCGCCGGCAGCCGCTTGGCGTACACCGGGAGAGCCGCCGGCCACTGCTGAGGGAAGACGGCTGAGGGGACGCCCCCGTTGTAGTTGGGCGGTGGGACCGGTTCACCGACGTTGTTGGTCACCACGCCTGTCTGCAGGCCGGCGCTGGCCGGCGCCTGGGCGACCAGGTCTCGCAGCAGCACGAGATTCGGCCCGGTGCTCACGTCCGCACGCCACCCAGTCACCGCCGAGGTGATCCCAGCGATCCCCGGCAGTGTGCCCTTGGTCTTGTAGAGGTGGACGATGTTCGCCAGCAACCGGCGGGTCTGGGTGTAGCCGATCTGATCCTCGATGACGAGGCCGAGATTCGCTGCGAGAGCCGGCAGCAGGTTCGCCGGCACCCGGTAGGGGTCGGCGACGTGCCTCAGCTGTTCGAGCCAGGTGCGCGTGACGTTGGCGTCGTAGGCCAGGAGCTCGAGGAAGGCGTCTTGCTGGCCCGCCAGGTCGGCATCGGCCTGCAGGATGTACTCGGGCAGGGTCTTGAGGAGGTTCCGGTACCCCCAGTCGACCGGCACCACGGCCTGAGCATCACCGCCCGGCCACCAGGTGCCGTAGAGATCCTGCACCCAGACCGAGTAGTAGACGACGCTGCCCGCCAACGTGGCCGGCGGCGTGTCGAGGAACGAGTCGGCGATGGCGCTCTCGTTCAACAGGATGATGCCATCGGTCTCGTTCGCGCTCGGCCCGCTGTTCGAACGCAGAAGACGCAGGTTGATGCCCGAGCGGGGCTTCTGCCACGACACCTCGATCGTGGTGTAGCTGTTCGGCCCGGCCGCCAGACTGACGTCGTAGGAGGCGTAGGCGAACGTCTGCGAGGCCATCACAGGCCCCCAGTCGGGTTCACGATGATCGAGCTCGGAGCCATCAAGGAGATGAGCTCGAAGGCCCCGGCCTGGATGTTGTTGATCGTGCCGTGAGGCTGGTCAGCGCGCCGCATCTCCGAGATCGTCACGTAGTCGACACCGGCCACCGCCATGCAGGCGTGGTACACCGCCGACTGGGTGATCAGGGCGCCGAAGGTCATGGCGCCGAAGTCGAAGAGCGCATCGAGCGCCGTGGTCACGTCCTGCTGCACCTGAGCGTCGGAGTACTGCGGCTTCACGTTGACGTTGATCGAGAGCACCACCGGGAGGTAGCCCGGGGCGCCGTTGTACGTGGGAGGTAGCACGGTGACCGAGGTACCGGCCGGCTTGCGGGAGTCGAGGTAGCCGGTGCCGGCGGCGTTGGTGAGCTTCACGCCGAGACCCACGAGCGGGTCGACCACCAGGCTCTGGAGCGTGTTGGAGTCGTAGGGCCCGCCGGCCGGGTGGACGTAGAGCAGCACGGAGCTCGTCACCGAGCTCGTGGCAGCGGCCTTCGAGACCGAGGGGAACCCGAGCGCCACGGAGGCATAGTCCTGCAGGCTCACGCACCGACCGAGGGCGGTGAGGCTCTTGGGGGCGTTCGTGCGGATCTGGTCGTTGGTCTCGGCGTCCGCACCGCCCGCAGCCGGCGTGCTGTTGGTCACCGCCGAGAAGAGCGTCGTGAGCGAGCGGTCGACGGTGATCGTCCCGGCCCCCACGTTGCCCGCCGAACCGACGCAGGTCCGGTAGGTGGCCGAGATGTGCGCACCGTTGGCCGGCACGCGCCCGTTGACGCCGTCACCGAAGAGCACGTAGAAGACGCCGTTGGCGTCCATGCTGACCGAGAACGCCGAGGTCGCCGCCGACGCATCGACCAGGTCGCCGAAGAACGCCCACTGTTTGGCCCCGGTGCCCTCGTCCACGAACACCTGCACGGTGCCGTCGATCACGTTGGGGTTGAACAGCGGGAGGATCTGGTTCGGAAGGCCGCTGGAAGTGCCCAGGGCTTCTCCGGTCACGGTCACGCCCTGCACGACCGTGATCGGCACGGTGTTCCCGCTGCCGTCGTTCGCCGTGGTCAGGGTGATCGGGTTCGCCGTGGTGTTCGCCGGCAGGTGGTAGTCGATCGGGGTCTCGAAGATGACCCCAGGAAGGACCGACTGCGCAGGGGTGGCGAACTGGGTGCCAGCGGGGAGCACCGAGGCCGGCGCTCCCACGCGCTGAGTCAGCGACATCACGGCCACCGCTGGCTGGGCCGACGCCGGTTCGTAGTCGAGGAGGTAGGCCAGGTTGAGCACCGAGGAACGAAGCTGGGCCGTCGGCAGGAAGGCCTCGTTGGCGATCCGGTCGATGTAGTAGTTGTTCAGGTCGCCCACCCAGGCGAAGAGCTCGAGCAGAGCCAGGCCGAAGTCGTTGGCCGAGGTACTCGTCCACGCCGGCAGGAACGAGGGGATGGCGTTGATCAAGTCCTGGCGGATGCTCAGGTAGTCGCGACTGCTGTAATCGATAGGTGCGGTCGATGCGGTCATCAAGTTGTCCCTACGAAGTGGCCGTTGAAGTCGAAGAGCGCCTGGTGCTGCGTGGGGTCGTTGTCGACCGTGAAGGTCACCTGGAACAGCACGGTGCCAGGCGATTGCCCGCTGTTCTTGAACGCTACGTCGGTCACGGTGAAGCCGCCCTCGGTGACCTGGAGGGCCTGCTGCAGTCGTTGGAGAGCGACCCCGAACATCGCCGGGTTGCTCTGGAAGGTCAGCTGCTGGAGGCCGGCGCCGTAGGTGGGGCGCATCACCCGCTCCCCGGGGGTCGTCATGGCGATGGCGAGGATGTGCTGCCGGGCGCGCACGGCCGGGTCGGTCGTGAAGGCCACGCCGCCCTTGTTGTTCAGCCGGAGCGGGGCGACGATCTCGGCCGGCACGTTCGGGACGATGACGACCTGGGTCACCTGGCCGGGCGATTGGATCACTCTCATGTGTGCACCACCGGACAGATGCCGAGCCAGACGGGAGCGTCCGGGTCGCCCTTCTCGAAGGCCACCCAGACGGTATCGCCCACATGCGGCACGGTCAGCGCCGATGCCGGGAGGCACGCCAGGGCCCAGGTCGCCAAGGGCTGAGGGCCGAACTCGGGGATCGAGATCCGGAGCCGTTGACGTCCGTCGGGGTCAGCGGTGTCGACCACGGTCGCTCGCATCAGACCGTTCATGCGGCCACTCCCAGAGGAGCCGTCTGCCACACCCCGTTGACGAGCCGGCTGCCCGGCGCACCCCCGCCCAGAGGCACGATGCCGGGCGGCACCGAGGGCCGGGCCCCTGAGTCACTGAGGGTGTCGCGCCCGAGCTCGCACTCGAGGGAGTAGTGCGCCTTGGCGATCCGGTGCTTCACGGTGAGCACCTGCCAGATCCCGCTGTCCCGGGAGCCGAGACCCTCGAGCACGACGGGCGACTCCTGCACGACCCTGGTGTCACCGGCCAGCAGGGCGGTCGCACGGATCGGGAACCGGTTGGCCACCCCCTCGCCCTGGAGACGGGCCTCAGCGGCAGCCGGGCTCGACGCCGTCATGTCGATGGGGTACTCGGTGAGGAGAGCCGCCACAGGGGCCCCGGAGAGCGCCTGGGCCGGCCCGGAGTCGCTGGCGACGATCACCTGCCCGGTACGGGGGTCGATCGTGCGCAGGACCCGGTTCAGCCGGCGCCGGCCGGCGACCGCCGACATCTGGGTGTTCTCGGTCTCCATCGAGAGCACCGTCTGCCCGACCCCCGAGTCCTTCTCGTAGAAGGTCGGCACCGAGCTCACGCCCCGGTCGAGGAGCGCCGTGGGCGAGGTGTAGCGCAGGGTCGTGCCGTTGCAGGCCAGGATGCGTCCGTCGGCCTTGGCGAGCTCGGCCAGGAACGACCACGCCGACACACCCGCAGCGTTCTTCGCCGGCCAGGCGAAGGTCGTCGGAGTGGAGTCGATGGACAGCCGGAACTCGTTGGCCAGGCTCTCGGCGATCGAGGCACCGGTCTGGTTGCCGAACGAGCCGGTGTACCCGTTGCGCATCCACATCGAGGCTCCGATGCACCACACGTCCATGAAGCGGGAAGAGAGGGCCGAGCGGTCGCCCTGACTCCAGTGCCTGGTGGTCGAGACCAGGTAGCCGTAGAAGTCGGTGACCTGGTTCGGAGAACGGCCCCACTGCAAGTGCACCGGAGTGCCAGTGACCCAGGTCGCCACGTCGATGTCCTGGACCCCCATGAGCGTGACGTGCGCCAGGTCGTGGGCGTACGGCGCCATCTCGACCTCACAAGTCGAGGCGGTGACCCACGAGGACCGGTTCTCCGGGTCCACCTGGAGGCGGGCGAAGGCAGCGGTGTCGGCCATCAGGTCTGGGGAATCCGAATGACAGAGCCGGGTACGAGCGGCTCTGGGAACAGGATCTCGGGGTTGGCGTCAGCGATCATCCACCACAGGGTCGAGTCCCCGTAGAACCGGTAGGCCAGCGTGTCGAGCCGATCGAAGAGCGCCGTCTCGTAGTGCAGGAACCGAGTGAACCCGGGCCGAGAGGCGCGCATGACCCCGACCCGGGGCTGGCCCCCGAGAGAGGGGTCGGGGACAGCAACCTGAACACCGTTCTGGTATCGAGAGCCTTGACGGATTGCCATCTCAGTTGTTCGCCTGGATCCGAGCAATAGGTAGCGTCGGCACGTTCGTGTTGTCTTCTACGGGCACGTTCGGTGTTGACCCACCCGTGGGCGCAGGAGCGCCGGCCCCACCCGTTGTGCCGGCAGTGTCGGCCGGAGCGTTGTCGGTAGCTCCCACCCCTGGGAGGGAGTACACGATCTGGAAGCTGACAGCTACTGCGGCTCGAGTGGGTGTCATGTCGGCATCGAACCTGGTGTATTGCACCTCCAGCGACTGCATCCAGCCGTCGAACGAGAGGGCCCCACCGTTGCCGGCGTTGTAGTAGCCGAAGTCAGAGGGGTCCAAGCCGGCCCGCCGCCCCAAGATCCGCTGACTCTCGGCGATCGATGCGACCTCCCCGGAAGCGACTGCCGAAGCCGACTGCGGGTTGTTCGGGTCGCCGAACGTGACGGTGCAGATCTGAGCCAAGGGGGGCCCGCTTGGGCGGTAGGGGTAGTAGGCCTGGCCGAACACCCCGACGAGCCGCTCGACGGCCCAGACGTCCCACTGAGCACCGAACTTGTACGGGCCGGGCCCGGAGTAATCACCCACCGTCACTGAGCCCCCCGAGGGGCCGGCCCAGGCTTCGAAGGTGCGGTCGAACAACAACGTGAAGCTGATGCTCTGGTTGAGCAACGTGCCTTGTCCGAGACTTCCCGCCGAGCCCTGCAGGTAGTCAGGAGGCAGCGGGATGGTCGAGTCGAAGGCATAGGCCTTGTCGATCTCGTTCGGGTTGAACAAGAAGTAGCAGGTGTAGACCGGATCTCCGGGCGTGAACGGCTGAGTCGAGATAGACCCAACCTGCACGTTCTGATCCATGATCTTGTTGCGGCGATAGATCCGAGGATCGAACGGCAGGTTGCTGGTGGGCTCGGGCTTGTCGGGCTTGCTGCTAACACCTATCGGAGTCGCTGGCCCAGCGGTTGCTCCAGGAGTAGTCAGACTTTGGTAGTACTGCAGAGGGGTCTGCACTTGAGCCATCAGCTTGTCCTCAGAAGTTCTCGTTCGGCCCGCTGCCGAACGGCCTTGACCATCTGATCGGCGAACCGATCGACGTCGGGCGTACTCGGGAGCGATCCACCAGGCCCGGCCTGAACCACGATGGACCCGGGCCCGAAAGTGATGTTGATCCCGCCGC